AGACGGTTTAAATTTCCATACCAGGTTTAAGTCATCAGGTGAGTTAGTAAAACGCAGGCGCTGCCTTGCAGGACCTCCATCAAAGTCAGTGCGAATAACATTTGTACCAACTTCACCCTGGTAACCAGATAAAGTTGGATTTGGTAATGTGACTGGCCAATTTGCCATTAATAAGCCCCCGCTGCTCTACCAAGTCCATACTGGCGTTCAAGAACTGGAGCAAGGCCACGGCCTTTACCAATATTTCGTCCGATCATGGCTTCAATTTTTTCAACCATAATGTCCAAAGTAAGATTCCCGCTGCCATCTCGACTTTGATTAACTTGCCCGCCATTACCAGGAGATTCGATTAAATTTACTGTGACATTAGTACCGGTAGTTACGCCTTCAGCAGTGACCCCAAGTTTCCCATCTCTGCCACGTTTAAGCGGGAATATGCCTTCCGCACCAGCCTCTCCCATCAATCCAGTACCTTTTGCAAATGGGAATAAAGTAGGCGTGCTGACTACACTTCCTGAGTATTTTGAAATTCCGGCGCCTGAATATGTACCACCGTCAGCATTAGGCGTAAGAAAGCTGAACATTTTTCCAAAATCAATGCTGTCAAAAGCTTTCATTAATGGATCAGTAATTGCACGGCGTGTTGCCATGCGAATTAAATCTTGCTCAAGGCCTTTTAATACATCTCCCAGGTTCTTACCTTCAACAATCGCATCTTCAAGGCCAGATTTAAAAGTCAAACCAAAGTCTTTTGCTATGCTCGAACCATCTTTTAATTTGGTATTTAATTTTCCGATTTCTGCATACTTATCACGTAAAGCATTAATTTCTTCTTCACTTAAACCTAATCCCTGATCAGCTAAATCATTCAGTGTTTTTTGCAGTGTGATTTCTACATTATGTGCAGCTATTTTTTCATCCTGGGCTTTTTTAGAAAGGCCTTGAATAGATAACTGAAATGACAACTCCTCAGACTCTTGCTGGATACCTTCAAGAATCTTGTCATATGAATCTTCGGCAAGCTGCCTTTGTTCCTGAAGTTTTTTTTCTGTGTCTAATTGCTCATTAGTCAGCTCAATTTCAGTTTCTAATGCTCGGGCATCGCCTTCATTAAATACCTGAATGTCTTGCATATACCGAACTTGTTCGGCAAGTCCTGCAAGCTGCTCTTGCTGCCATGGAAGTAAATCAGAGAATCTTCCTTCTTGAATATCACGAAGTGTTTGCTCAGCTTGTGATAGTTGGTTTGTACCATCAATTATTTTGGTAAATTCACCGTAAAGCTTTGCATACTCTGTCACTGCTTCTTTAGCGGTTTCAACAGTATCTTTTTTATCCTTAGAGCTTCCAGGCGGATTGATAATGCCTTCAACTACACCATTATCTGTTTTCTTTGTTTTTGGCTTATCTGATACCGGCTGATCAATACCAAGCTCTCTTTTAAGCGCATTTGCTTCTTTTGCTAGATACTGAATATCAAGTTCTATTTTTTTACGGTCAATGAAGGTTAATGGTGCAGATCCATTAATATCATTTCTTAATTTAGTTGCAAGCTCTGTAATTTCATTTGGAATAGCCTGCATAGCACGCTTGCGTTTATTTTCTGCATCACTGCCAAATAACGCATTTTTGCCTAATGTGCCTAAACCCATAAAAAATGACTTCATCAAGCCGCCTTCGGTATAGGCATCTTTCATGGCTTTAATGATGTCATTTAAAGAAGGGAGCACGTCAGTTGCAAGCTTGGTACCAAAACCACCGGCCGATACCTTTAATGCATCAAACTGGTCATTAAATGCCTGCGCCTGCTTAACCCCATCCTCAGTAACTCCGGCATACTCACGGCCTTTATTAATCTGATCACGCAATGCTTCACTACCCTGCAACAAAGCTGGCATTAATTCAGAATAACTTTTCCCTAGAATCTTATTTGCCAGGGCTGCACGCTGCTGCGGGCTTTCAATATTGGTAAGTATTTCAGAAAGCTGGATAAATGCTTCTGCCGGATCTTTGGCTGTTATACCTAGCTGCTTTGCGGCATCGCTATTCTCGGCCATATAAATGGATAATTTATTTAATCCCTTACCGAGAGATTCCAGTGAAGTATCGGATTGTGAAGCTACCAGCTGGAATCCTGATAGAGTAGATGCAGCAACCCCTGTACGGTCACTTAGATCCCCAAGCATATCCAGGGTATCAATACCACCCTTAATAAATGCTGTGAAAGTAGCAGCTCCCAGTAATGGAGCAAGACGGCCTATTACACCATTTAATGTAGAACTGGATGCTTCAAGACTACTCAGCCCATTTTTAACTGATGCAAATGCAACTTTTGTATTATCAACGGCACTGATGATGATTTTTGGTTGATCAGCCATGATTTAAAACCTCAAGTGCTGCATTTTGCATAGTAATGATGTCGGTCAACATTTCTTTGCGATCTGTTACCCCCATCATTTCCATAACTACTCCCAATGCTAATTTATCAATTGATTTGTATTTACCTTGAGGCGTTTGCTTCCAGTCATCCTCACATGCGCAAAAAACTTGTAGAACCAGCAGATTCATATCCCAAATTTCAAAATACGGCTGTAACTCTATTTCTGGCGCTAGACCAAAAGCTTTTAGTGCATCAACTTTTTGTTGCTCTTCATCTTGGCCGCCATTTGCCCACCATCTGGCGGCGGCCTCTAGTTTTTTCGGCGGGCCCCTAATGTCTCTGCAAGAAAAGCCTGTGTAATATCCTGTCCTGATGAGTGGTAAGTAGATAAGAGCTTTTTAAGGTTATCAACTGAGTATTCAGCCTGACTACCATCATCAGCTTCTATCCCATCCCAGCCGGTAATAACCTGGCTTAATGCATCAAGAACCGATTTACCGCCATTGTTTTTTTGCCAGGCACTGAGCTGCTCTTTATCAAGATATTTGAAAGTAATCTTGATGATTCCTGGTGTATCTTCACCAGGAACATGCAACTCAACATTTGTTGTGAAAGTTGGATTTGGTGTAATTTTGAACATAAGCTAGATGCTCACGATACGAAGTTCATCATTACCGCTTGAAGGTACGCATCGGATGTCATAACCGATTAATCGCTTACCATTAACTTCCTGCTTACTTGGATTGATCATCTGGAATGAAGGTGAGTGGATAAGAACCTTATATCCAGAAACAGTGCCATGCAGCAGGCTCAATGTATCAAGCGTATTAGCCTTAACAGATGCCATAAAAGTAACTTCCTGTGCAGCTGTTAAATCAAGTTGCATTGAACCGGTAATTTCACGCTGTGACAGATCAACAGTTTCACCGCCAAGCAATGGGGTAAAGTTAACTGTATTAGCTACATTCAGGTTTAAACCACGTGATGGCCATGCAGTACCGCCTGTGATAGCACCAGTTGCATAGGTACCGCCAAAAGTTAAGTCACCTGTATTTGCATCATTAATGACTTTTGGCTGCTTCCAGGCAGTCAATGTTAATGAAGGATTTGATGCAGCAGATACCCCGCCATCCAATAATACAAATTTAAATTTGAATACTGGACGTTCACCTACGCCAGCTGCGATTTCAACGCTACCGCGTCCGCCTAAACCTTTATGCAGCACACCATCGTCATACCAGTAGATTGTGGCGCTTTCAAGCGTATCGGTAACAGGTGTATATTCAACTCTTGCACCGGCTGAAATGGCTTCTGCAAAACCACATGCTCGTAATGCCGCACCCCATGCTGGAGCAGTACCTAAAGTACCTGAACCCTGCATTTCAACATCAAAGCTCATTTCAACATAAGCAGTGCCAACCAATTGCTCACTGGAGCCAAGATAAGTTCTGACAAGATCACGGTCAACGTTCTGCGCGTTTAATGGATTGATATTAAGATTTGAAACCAGCATGGCATTAGCAGCACCAGTAGGTGTTGGGTCAGTGCCATAAACAGTTTCAATCTTAAGCAGGATTGCGGTTTTACGAATCAGACGGTTAGCCATGATCTATTCCTTTGAAGTTTGTTCTGCAGATGAATCTGCAGGCGTTGTTTTCTGTTGGTCAGCTTCATTTTTAACCAGGCTGCCGTCCTCATTACGAATATATGAGCCGCCACTTTGTGGCAATTGCTCAGCTACAGGTAATTGTTTTGTATCTTTTGCCATATTCATTCCTAACTACTTAAACTTGCATCAGATGTTCTGTAATTAACCAGGTATGTCTTTTCGATAATAGAAAGCCGTTTTCCACTGGCTGCGTTTTCACGTCTTACACCTAACTCCGTCATATCAAAACAAAGACCACCTAATGTTTCATCCGCCATTAATCTTGCATGCGCCTCAACAATTACTGCATCTGCATTCACAACCGCACTGGAGCCTGATGCAATTGCAGTTAGCTTTAATTCTGTAGCGCGACCTTTAACCCCTATCAAGTCAAAAGTTGCGGGCCCTTCATCACCAAGTTCAATATTTAAAGCAGTGCCAGTTTCTACATCTACCGGTGATATAGGCTCAGTTCTTACATTTGCAGCAATTACAGAAGCCATAGCAGGCGTTGTAAGCTTTACTGAAACCGCCTGTACAATCTGGTAAGCAATACTTGCAGTCATATCTAAGCCAGCAATTCAAGCAGCATCCAGCCTGCCTTATTAGAAATCTTGTTTTCAACTGTATAAGTGACGCTATTAATCACTACACTTGCACCCCTGAGTACAGCGCTAACTTCACTTTCTTTGCATTGGAAAACAGGGTTATTTGATTGCACTTCATATGTATCAACAGGAAATGCATCAAATATCCCGTCTACCAATAAACCTCCGCCAAAATTTGCTTGTGCATTAGATAAACGCTTAATAGCAGCAGCATTTATCTTTTGCTCAATTGCGGCGAAGGTCCCCATTGCTAATTACAGGTTAAGTCGCAACCGGCAAGTTATTGCCAAGTAAGATTTTTACCGTTGCAGATGGGTTAGCAGCTGCAGCTACTGCAATACCAACGCATTGTTGTGCCGTTGCAGTTTTGTTGACGCATTTATTAGTTGCATCCCAAAATACACGGTCACCAACAGAGATTGCCAAAGCACTTGTCTTTGCAATTTCAACTATGCCATCTACTGCAAAAGCACCGGTAGCACCAGAAGCAACATCACCAGTTGCAACACCGAATAGTGCTGCACCGAATAAATAGCCAACACCAGAAGCAACATCAGCACCTGGTGCTAAATTAAGCACGTCACCTGTCTGAATAAAGTTTTTCATTTCAATTCCTTAAATTAAATATCAGTGATCAGTCAGGCATGGTTTCCCATGCCTGGACTAATTAAGCACCAACGTTTTTATACAGGCCGCGGTAGTCGATTGCTTTAGCAGCAAAGTCAAGGCGGGCTTTAATTTCCATACCGTCAACATCAAAACCTTGGCGTGATTCGATATACACACCGTTTTGACCTTCAAGGTATGCATATTCAATCGTATCGATTTGATTAAAGTCAGCTGCCAGGTACCATGCTGTTGCACTGTTTGCATCCAGACGTGCATCAACGATCACTTGCAATGCACCTGCAAATGGGTTGATATTGCTAGACTGAGCTGCAATGTAAGCCTGGCTTACAAATTGGTTTGCAATGGTTTCAAGTGCGGCTGGAACAATCAGGTATTTAGGTGTCAGATTCATTACTGCACCTTGTGGTGTTGTTTGCTTGCGCAGCAATGCACGTGCAACACCAAGTGAAGCTACTGATAATGCTGTACCGGTACCTGTAAGGTTGCCATGGTTGGCATGGAACAGAGCCGTGCCATCAGATAATGCAGCGTTTGCGGTAAGAATGCCGTAAACAGTATCTGATTCGTAGTTTGCAGCTGCATTAGCAAATAATGCAGGTAAGCGCGTGAATGCACCCAGGTCATCATTGATGATTGCCTGACGGGTAATGCCGATGATCTTACCAACTGTTGCCAGTTGATATGTCTCTTTACCATCTGTCACTGCCCCGCGCTTGAACTCGCCATTCTCAGTAACAGCTTCCAGTGCAGGAGCATCTGACAGATTTGCACGTGAAATGGTTTTAAAATCAGGCGCAACACCTTGACGGGCCCATGGCTGGAATGTACGTGGTGCTGACAAGTAAGCATCACGCAGTGATTTGTTAGCTACGTTTGCCAGGATGCTAGGTAAATCAGATGATGATTCAAATGCACGGCCAGCAATTGTCATGCGGTCAATACCACGTGTTTTAATACCACGCGCTTCAAGACTTTCACGGGCAATATCCATCATGGTCAGGCCAGCAAAGTTGCGGGCGCCATCACTTAATGGTTTTGATGGGTTAGCACGATGCAGGATTGCTTCAGCCATAAAAGTACGGCGATTTTCAGTTTCATCTGAAATCGTCTGAATATTTGCCTGGCTGGTAACTGCAGCTGCAGCAGTGCGCTCAACCAATTTTGCTAAAACTGCAGAACGGGCCGCATCCAATGAAACACCAGATGTAATCAACTCATCAGCATACGCATCATCTAATGAAGCGGCACGTACAGCAGAACGAATTTCAATGCCGCGAGCACGTTCAGCTTCAGCAGCTGCACGTTGAACGGCTTGATGATCGGGTTGAATCTCACTGCCCGACGCAGGTGTTTGAGCTTGGCTCATGTC